GCTGGAATGCGCCCGTGGCGTCTTGGGCGACGCTCACACGCTCGGTCAGCGGCAACCGTATGGCCAGGTCGACCAGGGTGTCGCTGAGCACGTCCACGTCGAAGGTGAGCTTGTCGCGGTTCTCGGGGTTGGCCAGTAGCTCAGGCTGATGCCGGGTGAGCCACTGCAGCAGCGGCACCATGACCGCCTCCGGCGCTCCACTGAAATCGCGCAGGATCAGTTCGAGCGTGTAGCGGTACTGGAAGGAAAGGCCAGCCGTGAAGCTGGCCACCAGCCCGCCATCGTCCACGAACACCAGTAGGCGTTCAGGTTCGATGGCCAGTGCCGGGACCGCCGCTACCAGGTGCTGGCGGAGTAGTTGGGGTTTCTTCATCGCCGCGCGCACTCGGCCAGGGCGGTGTGCAGCCGGATAACCAGCTGCTGCAGCGCCGTCACCTGCTCGGCGGCGGCGTGGTACTGGCCGTAGTTAGCTGCGGTGGTTTCGGCGACGGCAGAGAGCGTAACGCCGGCAGCGGGCGCATCAGGATCTCCGGCAGTTCCGGTGGGGGTGACGCCTGCCGCAGCGGCGTCGTGGAGCTGCACGAAGCCAATAGGCACAGCGCAAGCGGCATCAGCGGTCGAAGTGACATAGACGGGAACCTCTTTGGTGATGGTGTCGCCGCGCTCGCGCACCACCTGTACGCGATCCACATACTCGGTCACGACGCGGGTGGTGCCCTGTGCCAGTTCCAGCTTGCCGGCCAGATCCTTCTTCTCGGCATTGGCACTGGCCAGGGCCACGTTGGCGCGGTCCAGCGCGGCAGTGGCGCGATTTACCCGCGCCTGTTGGCAGCTAAAAAGGCCGGCGGTGGCCGCGATCAGGGCGGCCAGGGCAAGGGCGCGGTAGAGCATCAGCGGGCGCCCAGCGCGGCCAGGGCGCGGTTGGTGCGAGCGGTGCGGTCGGTCAATCCGTTCGGTGTGGCGCGGCTGCGGGCGTTGCCCAGGTTGACCACCCGGCTGACGCTCAGCACGTCGCGCTGGTCCGCGTAGGCATTGAGGCGGTTGTCGTGCCAGAACGCGGCCGCTGCCATGGCGCCGATTTCCGGCTCGATCAGCAGGGCGGGCATCTCTGCCAGCGGCTGGCCGATCAGCTGGCCGATGTGGGGATAGTTGCCACGGCCGGTGTGCATCATCGGTCCGCGCCCGCGATACAGATAGCCGTCGCCGCTGGCCTCGTTGCCGTTGCCATTGCGGTTGGCATAGACGCGGTTGCCCAGCTTCGCCGGCTGGTGGACGAACGCAGCAGCCTCCGGGCCTTCAACGTACTTGCCGAATACTTCGAGCAGGCGCTCGCGGCTGTAGCTGAGCGATTCCTCCACCCGCGACAGGCTCAGGCTTTCGTGGCCGACCTGCGCGAGGAAGTAGGCCGCACGCAAGGGGGTGTTGATCCCGAAGCGCTTCATGGCCGCATTGAACGGCGCCACCCAGCGCTGAGCGCGGGCGAGCGGGCATTGCATGATCTGCGCCAGTTGTGGGGCGGTCAGCACGTCAGTTGCTCCCGAACAGGCGCGCGACATTGCCGCGCGATCGATAGGTGGCCACCAGCAGGACCAGCAGTAGCAGCAGCTGCCAGACGGTGACGTGGGCACGGGCGCCCTGCAGCATGATCTGCAGCGCCAAGCCGCCGGTGGCGGCGATCAGCAGCCATGCGCACCAGGCGATGGCGGGGCGGTGGTTGGCGCCGGGGGCCGGCCGGTAGGTGAGCAGGCGGATGCAGATGGCCAGGCTGCACAGCAGCGTGGCGGTGGTCAGGAACTCAGCCATCGGAGCCTCCACGCGGCAGGCGGGTCACATCAGCCGTGCGGCTGCGCTCGATCAGGCTCAGGGTCAGGGTGACGATGACCGCTGCGCAGATAAACGCGGCAAGGCCGGTGGACACCACGCCAAAGCGCTGCATCACCTCGGTACCGCCCAGGTAGCCGGCCACGACGCTGATGGCCAGATACACCAGGCGCTTCCAGATCGGCAGGTTCTTGGCCGACACCACGAACAGGGTGGCGCCGGCGAACGCGCCCAGGAAGGCATCGGTTTGGATCCCCGGCAGGATCGACGCAAGGCCGACCCCCGTTGCCAGTGCTGCCATGCTGCCGGTAGAGGTTGGTTCGGTCATCTTCAATCCCATAGCTGAACAAGGGGGCGCATCGCGGCGCCGGTGGACGGTGCGGGTACGTCGGGGAGCAACACGACAGTGCCGATGGGCAGGACCGGCCCATGCAGGCTGATGGCGTAGTTCAGTGCGTGCGCCTTCTCGACCATGCCGGCGGTGGTGCCCAGGTGCCGGTGGCAGAGCGCATCAAGCGTGTCGCCCTGCATCGAGACGACGCGCATCAGATCAGCTCCACCGTGACCCGCGGCAAGCCCTGCAGGTCGCAGAGGGCGTTGCGCAGATCGCGGCGGATCTCATCAATGGTTGGTGTCAGTTCCTCCGCACGCTGGTTGCCTTGTGCGGTGGCGTCATAGGAGCGGTAGCGTTCGTGCAGTTCGACGGCCGTGGCGCAGCCGACCGCGCGCAGAAACAGATGTACCAAGCGTGTGCTGCCGTCGATCACCTGCGCCGGCACCTCGGCCAAGGTGGCGTAGCCGGCGGCTTCCTTGCCTGCCTGCCACGCTTCCAGCTCCCGCGTTACGTCCATGACGGCCGACACCACAGTGCTTCGCATACGCGGTGCCGGTATGTCGCCGGGGACGCGGATCGCCTCACGCAGCGCAACCACGTCGATCTCCGGCCAGAACGCGCCGGCGGTGACGTTGGGTTGCTTGGCGGCGGGTGATGCGTTGGCAACAAAGCTGCTCATGGTGGCCTCGTAGGTCGCCGGTGGTCGGGGCGTCACACCAAGGGAGAGAGGTCTTGGTGATCGGCCCCGAGCCGGCGGGGTTGCGGGGTACGCTCGGTGTGAGGTCAGCCGTTGGACTGGCTGGCCTCGAACTTGTTCATCAGGCGCTCGGCGCGCTTGAGGTCTTCCTTGCCGCCGCAGCTATCGTGCAGCTGGATGGCCTCGCGCAGATCGTCAATGGCCTGGCCGACAGCCTCCGCATCCTGCGGCGCCTCGTTTGGGGCCGCAGGCAGCAAGCAGCGAGCGCGGGCCAGTAGCAGTCGGGCGCGTACCTGATCGGGCATGTCGTGGCCCTTGGTTACTTCCACGGCCCGGTTCAAGACGCCCAGGTCGAACCCTGCACCCGTCTTCAACGCGTTGAGCGCGGCGATGCCAATTTCCTCGGCAACGACGCAGCCGGCGGTGCGTTCGAAACGGTCAGGCATCGTCAGGCCGTGTGCCAGCACGTAGGCGGCGATGTTCAGCGCCGCGTCGTACAGGCCCGCGTCGATGTTCCACAGCATCAACGTGGACACCACGTCGTCCTGGCCACCGGCATCGGCGGCGAGGACGCCCTCGATGTAGGCGTCGTAGGTCGGCAGCAGTGCGACCTTGAGTTGGCCCTTGGCCTGGCCCGACTGGATCTGTTTCAGTCGAGCGCGGTCGGTGGCCAGCTGCAGCAAGGTCTGCTGATAGATCGGCGTGCCTTCCATCAGGTTGCCGCCCGCTGCGCGCTTGGCCGCTTCCTCGGCTTCAACGCGCTGCAGGTGCCGCTTCGCGGGACTGTCGGCCATGGCCTCAGTCCTCGACCTTGATGTTCTCGACCACCGCACCACGGCCGTAGTCTTCGACCACGTAATCGTCGTTGGACGATTCGAAGTTCGCCACGCGGTTCTTCTCCGGCTCTTCCTTGATGTAGCGGCGGCGACCGTCGATCTGCCAATAGAGGGACAGGTTGTCCAGCGAAGTGACCATCAGGGCATCGGCCGGCATGAAGGGAACAACGACCGGCTGCAGTCCACCGATGCGCTTGGTGCCCAGCACCAGATCCGCGGCCAGCTGCTCGGTGGGCGCGTTTTCCTTATTGATGATCGGGAAATACTTGTCGTGGACCAGGTTGCGACCCAGCACAACGACCAACGCCGGATCTTGCTGATGCCACGGGTCGATCAGGTTGGACACCACGTCCATGACCAACGCGTCGAGGTTTGCGTAGTCACGCACTGCCTTGTCGGAACCGCCGATCACGATCTTGCCGTCAGCCTTGCCCTTGCTCATCACTCGCTTGGCGGAGTGCTCGCGGTACTTCTGCAGCCAGCCCTTGTTCACGTCCTGCAACAGCGGATTGGTGGAGCGGTCGGTGGTTGCGGCAATGCTGGTGCCGTTGAATCCGACCATGATGCGGTCCAATGCTTGGCGCTGGATGATCGCGTCGCGCAGCACCGTCTGGAAGTTCTTCTGACGCGCCCATGCGTCGAGGCGAGCGTAGGGGATGGCGGTGTCGTAGTTGGTCTGCGAGCACTCGTAGCCGGTCTTGTCGAGCGCGGTCACGTCGGCCGGCTCGCGCTTGCCGCTGCCGCTGGTATCGGTGCGGCCGGCGATGGTGCCGCTCACACCCACGCCGATCTTCTCGCCCTTGAGGTCGATCACGCCGGGCATGTTGATGGCGGACAGGAAAGCGCTGCTCTCCTGAATGCGCTGCTCGATGGTCTGCTGCACGCTCGGCTCGACCGAGAAGGCCAGCGCCGCGTCTTCGATGCGGTTGAGTTCCGCCACGCGGCGGGTGAACTGGTTGAACTGTGTACGGGTTTCGGTACGCATAGCGTTGCTCCGTGAGTAGGGGGCCGGTAGGTATCAGCAGTCGGTGGCGTCGCCGACGCTACGACCGGGGCCGGAAATCGGCTGGCGCTGTTTGAACGTCTGCGGGGTGTCATCGAGTGTTTTGCGCACGGTGGCCACCTGCGCGGTGAGGTTCTGGACCTTGGTGGCCAGGTTGCGGTTCTCTTCGGCCAGCTGCTCGATGCGTTCGTCCTGCGCGTTGAAAGTCGCCAGCAGCTGTTCGGCAAACTTGGCGGCGTCGGGCGCGGTGTCTTCCTTCGGTTCCGGTGCCGGCTTGGGCAGCAGCCCAAGGCCAGAGAGCAGGATGGCCATCTTGCTCGGGCGCGCGGCCGGCTGATCGACCTCATCGAAGGTGATCTCCGTCTCCTCCATCGCCGTGAACAGGTTCTCCGGTGACTGCTTGCGATGGGCAAGCGGGCTGCTCTCCGGATGCTGTGCCGCGAAGGCCAGCATTTCCGTGCCCAGGCTCGCCGGGGTGTCGGTCACCGCCAGACCCTGCAGGTACGCCTTGCCGGTGTCGGCGAACTTCGGCGCAATCTCGATGCTGGTGTAGAGCTTCTGTTTGTCGTTGTTGACCATGGCCACCAGGGCGTCGGTCGGCTCGATCTGGGCGAACAGGGCGAGCTTCTTCACGCCGCCGACTTCGACCTCTTCGGCCTTCACAGCCAGGACGTCGCCGAACGCCTTGAACGGGCCATCCGGCATCAAGCTGCGCATGTGTTCCACCCAGATGCGGGCGCCGTACAGCTGCGGATCGTAGGACGCGGCCATATCGGTGATGTGCTGACGCTCGATCACACGGCCGTCAGTGGTTG